TAAGTTATTCATTGCTGTAACACGTTTTCTGAATTGTGCGTTACAATGTCCACGTTGAAAGTCTGCTAATGGCATAACATCGAATACATGAAATACTGTATCATCTGATTTAGCATTAGTTTTTCTACGTGCTTGTTTCATTAATTCATTGAATGATGCTCCAACAACTTCACCATCAAATACAAATCCTTTAGTGCAGTTGCCAATATCACTACCTAATAATGTAATGATTTTTCTTACATTAGCAGTTACTTGGTCTTCAATGTGTGTGAAGTTTTCAAAGATTTTTCCGTTACGACTGTAACATGTTGCGACTGGCTCAGGGTGATCATACATACCTGGCTCAAACGATACTACCATCAGAACTCTAACGCCATCTAATTTAGGCTCAAGTCTCTTGGTGCCTGACATTTCAGGTCTGCCTTCTGAGTTAGTAGCAAGTTGACATTTAAAGACTGGTACTTCGTAGTCAGTCTTCTTACAAACTTTGTTGATTGTAGCAACTGAAAAGCCTGCACGTAAATCTCTGCGAATGACTGGAGCACAAAAGTTATTCCATTCATCACTAGAAAATTGTAGAGACATCTTTGCTACTGCATCAATGGCCGCATTACCTGTTAACTTGCGTTCTTTAAGTTCTTCTAGCAGAGCAATAAACTCATTCCAAGGATTGGCATATTCTCTATCTGATTCCTGATTGTCTGGGATTTTTCTGACACCAAAGGTGACGTAAGGATTGTAACACATGCCAGCAAGTTTTAAAAACGTATCTGCATTATCACTGCCTAATGTGGCTGCCTCTAATGCTTGTGTTAAAACATCTTGTTTGTGAAGTTTTGAATTGCTTTCGTTTAATTTATGTATCCAACTTGCACTCATATGTGTCTCCTAAATATACTACTATTATATAGCCTATTGCCCATGATGTCAAGCCTTTGGAGTATAATTTTGTATCCAAAGTATAGCGGATTCTCCCCAAACTTGAGCCGTTGCAAATGACTGCATGATAGTATCAGAAACGCCTTGAGGTCCTAACAATACATATGTACATATTAGATACCCTAGAATAAACCCAATTATTAAATTTTTCATTATTTTACCTCTACTTGTTGAACTCTGTTAAGTTGTGTAACCATTCCATTATCGTCTGAACGGTGACCCTTAACTGTGCCTCGAATATCTAAAATGTCGCCAATTTTGGAATTAATTTTAGATGATCCAAAAAACACTACTTCCTCATTCTCGGTAACTGCTGTTATAAAATAGCAATTCCATTTATGAGAAAGAAAACTTTTTAATACAGTAACTTTAAGGTCAACTCTATCTTTGATTTTACCAACCATTTTGTCTGTTGTTGCTTGGGCAACTGTTTGATCTTGGACCTTACGAACATTCGATCTGATATAAGCAGAGGGCAGACTAGCGATAATAGCAATATCTAATTTGCTATCAAGCAGGTCTCTGTCTGCAATAGCCATTGCAGTCTTATCAAACTCACTCACATAATCATCAGTCAATAACTTAAAGGTCATTGCTTGATAATGCTGACGTACTTTGACGCCTTCGTTTTTATCAGCAACAGTTAAATGCTTTGAACCTTCCTCTAAAAGACGATACATGATTTCACGGTTAGTTTCTTTTTTAGACCCTTCAGGAACAAATTTAATGTACTCTTTGTTTAGACGTTGAGCCTTACATGCTACTGCCCAAACATCATTTGCTGAGTAAGTCACAGTATTTTTTGCTGATTTTCTGGCAAACATTCCTTATGCACTCCAATATGATTCTGAAAGAGTTGACATGTAGTGAGGAGTATTGATTCCCTCAGTTACAGTGATTTTTTTACCAGTACCTGGGCAGATGCCAGTCTTAGTAATCATTGGTTCGACATAATCTTCAACAGCAACAATCGTATAAGATGATGCAAATTGCTTATGAGTAAGACCAAACTGTGCTTCAGTAGCATCTCTATATGCATTATGCATATTAGCCATGTACTCTTTTTGACCATTTGCTACGCATTCAGCAACTTGATCATATGCTTTTTGGTAGTACTTAACAGTTCTAGTGATACCTGCTTTAGCGGCACCTACTGTTTTATACTGAGTAGAAGCATAACTTCTTTTGTTAGGCTCTCTGTGAACTGATTGATCTGTGTTGTCGATGATTAAGTACATAATTTGTTTCCCTGTCTGTGTCATAATATAAGTATATTATACTGCCTTTCTTACCCAAAGTCAAGCCTTTTTTCACATTTTTTTACGAAAACCACACATTTATTGTCATTCTTGTGCCTTGTGTGACCTTTTTCACATGGTGAGGGTACATAAAATTCGATGGAAACACTACTGCTTCTCCTGCCTTCAGTTTCACTTGATAATCGTCAAGTAAGATCAACTCGCCACCTTCATAATCATCATTTAACATTACGATAGATGTCAGTATAGGGTGTTCATTATCATGGGAATGATCATCGTGTTTCTTCATTCCTACCCCTTCTTTGTATCGATTGATACGTAAAGACTTAATGCCTGAGACTAAGTTGCTAGGTCTATTGTCAATTTGAGGACCTATTTGAAGACTATACTTTCCTATAGATTTAATCAGTTCATGTGTAATCATAGATTCTAGCAAAACATCTGTATCACAATACTCTACGCCTTCAGAGTATCTTGGATTATCTTCTTCTAGCCGATTTCTTTTCTCTGTATCCTTCTGATTAACAGTGAAGTTTCTATAGGAATTATGCCATTGATGATCATGCCATGTCAAATTATCAGTTGCTGTTATGATCTTTTGACACCACTCAGGAGTAAGTGTTTGATACACTTTAATGTAGTCAGTAAGATTCATTCCTTGCTTAATCATAAATTGGCTCGTATTGTTCAAATAATCCTGTGTACCAGTATTTAAGTATTTTTTCTGCAGGTTTGCCTCTGATAGATTGTGAGGTACTTGGGAATGCTTCAGTGTGTCCATCATGCATCAATGTATCTGATAACCAATACCCAGTGCTAGTTGTAGTCCCAATAAGATCAAACCATGTTTGTCTATCGATTGCTCTCAACACTCCTTCATACCAAAGAGCCTGTGCTGAAAAGTCTGGCTGTACTTCTCGTTGAATACAATCATATACTATGTTGTTTAATATACCTTCGACACAAAAGCCATCTTCTATCCATCCCCTAGATAAGAATCCCATATGACTTTGTGCAAACAAGTCAAACATGAATTTATGATTGTTTTCTTCATAACTAGTATAGTCACCACAAACATGTCCTTGCCATTGACCATCATAACAGTAAAATGCATTGTAAGCCCGTTCTATGTAATCATAGGCTCTGTTATCTATCATATCGACAGTTGTATCTTCAAGTTCATCATCACCAACAAACATTGGAAATCCTAACTTAATAATATCAACATTATCCCATACTCGTCCATCATTCCAAGTTATGCCTTCGCCAATAATTATCTTACCATTGAATCTACTACGAACACCGGCAACGATTGTGCTTAGGCGTTCCATATAGTAATTTCGTAATTCAGTCTCTTCTTCAAAAGTTGCTTCTCTATCTAACCCTCGAAAGTCTATCCACATTGCTTGCCAATCAGCGGCTAAGGCATCAATGCCTATAAATTCTGCTCTGTCTGCTTCCCAATATATATGCTGTTCATGGGCATCCATGATTTTAGTAAGCAATTCCATATCTACTAGAACATTACCACCAGTCATTGGAAATAATAATCGATTCATGTAAGTGCCGTTTGCATCAGCCACTTCCATGTTGAACTGCCAACCATAGTGAACTTCCATACCAAACTGTTTTGCTGTTTGAGTAATGAAATCAACTTCTTCGTCAGTTATATGTTTAGTCGAATGGACAACTTCCCATGTTTGTTTGCTATCGTCCCAACGTCCGAAGTTATAAATTTGAACTGACGTAACTCCATGATCTCGCAGTCTTCTTATTGTTTCTCTGTACATTAAACGTATATACTCAGTTCTAGTACAATTAGCGACCACAGAAGGTTCTTTCGATTTGTAAGTATCGTATATCCATCCTAGCCCATAGTCTTTAAGACCAACACCTTTGATGTGATCGTTACCAAAGTAATTCTGTGGTTGTTCATAATCAAAGTCACCTAGATAATTTTTTTCTATCTTTGCAGTGTGCGGGTTAGTGCATGATCCTTCACTGTCAGTTTCGTTTACAGTTATATCTATAGTCGCAGTTGCCCCTGAGCAATCAATAGAGAAGGTATAAGTGCCAATGCCATCTAATGTAACAGATTCACTACCATTGAGTGATTTAGTACCAGACCATTCGCCTGATGCTGTACATGTAGATGCTTCGGAAGAATTCCAATGCAATGTTGTGCTATCTCCCTTTACGACTTGATTAGAACTTGCAGAAAATGACACTGAGGCTGTAGTATTGTTACCACCATTACCAGAGTTGCCACCCCCTGTTGCAGTGCCACTAATAGCCGCCAACGCAACATCAGTTCCACCGCCGCCTCCGCCTCCACAGGCAGTCAGTGCTATTGTCACAATAACTGTATATAATTTATTCATAGCCATAGTTCTCTGTGTGTGTATAAACTATTATACGACCTTTGAACCTGGATGTCAAGCCCAAAGATAACTTTGGGCTATTGAGGGATTGTTACGAAATTGAATTTAGTGAGAAAATGATGATGTATAGACATATTGACCCAATAAATGCGAAGCCTATGCTTTCACATATCTCTCCGCCATTGCATCCAAATAAACTATCGCCAATACTGCGTATGATTTTCAAGTTTGTTACTCCTGTGTGTGTGCTTCTTTGAGCAGGACCACCCTGCATTTCTATTTATACCAAGTATGACATTATGATACTTTTAGTAACAAAAAGTGTAGTAACCTTACACTTTTACGTACATAAAAGTGTCATACATTATTTTGTGGCATCTAAGTATTCTCTTAGATTGCCATGTAAAGTAATCATCATTGCTGTCTTATGATCATATACTCTAATGAAAGGTTCGCCCTTCTCTCCCCTCACTTTATGCACACCTAAATAATAAGGACATTTAATCTTTTTAATGATTTCTTGTACAAAGGCTTCTGGAGCCATAATTCGTTTTCTATGCATTGTTTTAAGATCCAGTCCTAAATCAAAATCATAGTGTTCAAGTTTTGCTAACTTAAACATGTTTAGTCCTTCATCGTTAAGTCTTAGTCCTTGTCCACCTCGTCCAGTTAGCCACCATTTAAAAATGACTTGATCTATTGGTATTGAATGATAAGGCCCTCTTGGTAGGGCATCGAGTATTGCTTCAGTGTATTGCTGTTTATTTTTCGGAGATATCATCCGGATATACTATTCGCCCGGCATTTAAAAATACTACAGTAAACTTATCAGTTTTAAATTGAGCATTTAATTTACGACAAAGATTCCTTGCATGACCTGGATTAGAAAAACTAGTCTTTTTGTATTTTGGTGCCGCATCACTTGTTAAGTAGTGGGAAGATTTTAAATTGATTGGTTGACCGTCATAGTATACAGCCCAAATGCCAGATGCTTCGATAATCTGATCGCACTTATATGTTTCTTTGTCAACAAATTCCAGGATGACTGATGGTTGGCTCCTACTCATTTGAATGAGCCGCCTTTAACTTGTACTGAAATTGTTTCTTCATTCGTTTTATTCTCGTTATTGAACTCATGTAAATCTGCCAACAAAGTTGCTATATCGTTTCTGAGTCCTCTAGCCTGATCAATAGTCAACACAACAGTATTGTTCTGTGTACTTTCCATAACCGACATTTTATTTATAAAATCCTTAATATGTAACATTAGTTATCATTATACTATATTTATCTGATTTTTTGCTTCATCTTTAGTTTTAAAAGGTCCGTTGAAGGGATATCTTTGTATAAAAATGTATTTTGGACAAAAGATAACTTGTTCTATTCCGTTATGTTCAACTACAAAATACCCTGCGGCATGGAAGCATTTACTCTTTTTAGTCTTTGTAAAGACATGCAATCCACGTTTAACATCGAACACTGAATTATAAGTTCTAGCAGTTGTAGGATATTCTGGATAAGGAGTTGTTTCTGGTAGTTCAGTTTTCTCTGGTGTGATAAACTTTATTTTAGTTTTCTTCTGAATATCATCAGTAGTTGCAAATTCAAATACATCATTTTGCAATGTGACGTTAAACGTTCCTATATTATTTGCACAGACATTTCCAACTTTGTTTTTTCCGTCTGTTAAAATCCAAAATTCATCAGTAATTGGCTTTGCGGTTAATTCTACATCTAATATCATTTTATCTCCGTTAATGTTGTTATTGTTAGGCATGAATGTACCTTCCTTGATATGGGGTGTTCAACCATTTAGCATAACTATCTGCTTGATCACTTATTCTGTTAAGTTCATACTTGCCACAAAATCTCATAAAGTGTACACCAACTTGTGGTATCTCTTTATTACTTTCTAACGCCTCTTTAATGCTATTATCAGTTGCATCTCTGAGTTCAGTCGGCTGTGCTGTAAGATCAATCAATGTGCGATTGCGTTCATAATCATCACGTACTCTATGTTCCTCTTCATTGTGATCTACCCAACGTTGTAACATAAGATTGTTCCAGTTGAAACCGCCTTTCTCTTTATCAGCATAGGCTTCTAGTAAACCTGTCTTGTTCTTAGTACCCTTCTTACGTACACCTGGATATGCACTGAATACATTATCACTAGTGTCACCACGCATACACTTCTCAAACAATAGATACTGAGGATCTTCTAATGTCTTATGCTCCTGAGTCTTTTTGTCAATGACTGGTCTGCCTTTATCATCAAAGAAGCCATCAATTGTTATTAGATTCTTAGCAACACCATTATACATGTGAACTGATTCAGATAGTAATTGATAATAGTCTGTATCAGTTGAAAGAATGATGTGTTCATCATCAGGATGTAATGCAGTGAAACGTGCTATGCAATCATCAGCCTCTGCATTCGGATCACGTAAGACTGTTACGTTAGTTTTTTCAGATAAAAATGCAATCAATGTTTCGTATGTCTCCCAGAACATCTGACTTTCTTCGACTTCTGCTTCTGTCATGGCTTGATCTTTAACTTTACGATTTGCCTTATAAGGCTTGTAAAAGTCTTTACGCCATGAACGACCTTCTAAACAAAAGACTACATGATCAACGCCATAATTACGGACTGCTTGATTAACTGACCCTAGAGTCAGATGCAAAGCCATGCCTATCTTTTCCCATGTATTAGCATTATAGGATGCTACATGCTTGGCACGGAAGAACGTGTTCATTGTGTCTATCAAAGCGTATTTCATATACCAGTACTCTTATTTATCATAATATTCGTATATTATACGCAATAAACTAGCAGAAAGCAAGCCTTTATGGGTAAAAAGGGTAAATTAATCTAGGGGTGGTGGAGGAGTAGGTGGTATATATGCTTGTACACCAGAGTCTTTAGTAGGCTCAACAAACCCTTCTGCTTGTGCAACTTCTTGGTTATTAAAGAACTTATGCATTTCTTCTATTAGAAATTTCCTAGCCTCAGGATTAGATAAATCCATTCTGCGTTCATTAATAAGTGTAGTTTGATGAGACTTCCAAGCATCGAGTGCTTTTTGTGAAACAGTCTCCATCAAATCTCTGCCTGCTTGTCCTGGCAGAGGTGGAAATGACATCGCTGGTAACTCTTCTTGGTACTTTTTACAAAAGACTACAGTTTCCATTAACTAATCTCCGACCTACCGTCACCTAAATCTTTACTTTGAACAACTCTCATATCTGCACCAGTGATAGGATCAACGTCTTTTCTATTATGTGGGTCTGCTTGTTCTTGTTCCCATGTTTCTAATACTACATTACGACATACTGTTTTAAACCAACGATCAACAATTTGTTCGTCAGTATCATTGTCACTATCTTTGTATCCTTGCTTGATAAGATTTAACAGAAACTTATCATTCCAATCAAGTTCAAAAGCACCATTGTTAATATCTTCTGGGTCTACATCTACTTTAAGTATATCAACCCAAGGTTCACCGGCCCTTGTTGCTATCTCTTTATCTGATAGTTTAGGTGCAGATTTTTTCTTTGTTTTAGGTTCAGGCTTTTTCTTGCCAAACATACCTTTTATTTTATCAAACATATAGTTCCTCACTGTCTATGTATTTAGAGACGTTATCTTTACCCGATATATTTTTCATAAATCCTGGAGTCTCTCTCGCAGTCCATTTAGCAAAGTCTTTTTTGTATACTCTGTAGTAATTCTGATAGGCGTCAATGGCATCATGTGTTTTGACATCATCTGGCATGGCTTGGGGAGGATCAACAAAGTCTGCACTTGCTATATTGTTGGGTAAATGCTGTAAGATATCCTTGAGTTTTTCTTCTGTTAAGTGTGTTTTGCCATACCTATGAGTATACTCATTGCATAACGCAACGAACATATCATATACAAATTGATAGTGTGAATCACTAGATCGAATCCAAATATTTGAAGGATGATTGATATGTGATGCCTTGTAGAGAACATTCTCCATGTTGCTGTCATTGAGACGCCAACGTTTGATACGTCTATTGTTGGCTGTTCTATCCTCATATAAGTCGCCATCTAATACTCTGTGAGCAGTAGACATCAACTGGGCATACTCAATAATCATTTTGACTACATGTTTGTCACAATGCAGTTCTGCTGATTTAACTGGGTCAGTATCTAAATAAAATATGTTCATAACTTTCTAAAACCTTTTAATAACAATGATAAATACATTAGCATACTACTCTTAAAGCGGACAAGCAAATGAATGATATACGTAACATATTAGATATACTAACAGAAGCAGAGGCTGAAGTCAAGCCTATTTTACCCGAAGGTAACCCAAGTGCTGATGTATCAGATTTAACTAAAGCCAATACTAAGTTTGCTAATAAAGGAACTGACACATGGAACAGTGTCATTCAAGGTTGGGACGTTTCAACACTCCCTGAGTTCATAAGAGATGAAGGTTTTACTCCCACTTATATAGATTTAAACAAAAAAGAGTCAGAAGAAGATTTAAACGAATATGATAATAGTGTTCGTTATACATCTAAGTGTCCCAAATGTTTGGGAGACGGCATGAAATTTGGGAAAGAAAGAACAAGTCCTATTAAACTATGTGATGAATGTTTAGGTTGGGGAAAATTAGCAGATAACGGGCCATATTATGGTCCTACTGTCAACCAAGCCAAAGAAGATCAAATTGAGGAGTTGAATTCAAAAATAAAAATGAATCGCCAAGAATTTGAGCCTGGCCAAAAAGAATTTGATTTTGAGCAAATCGATGAAGTACTAGATGCGCCTAGTAAGAAACTAGATAAAAAAGATTTATCAGATTACTTAGATAGAATTATCAATCAAAAGAAAAAGAAAACTGACAAATACAAAAAGCCGTACATACATAGATCAACTGTAAAAAGAATGGTCAAAGGACAAGAACTATTAGCATCAGATAAACAAGTTCCTATCGTTAATCAGAACAATGAAACTTATGACTTGGAAGCATTAGCGGCAGATATCACTGTACGTCCAAATAAATTATTAAAACAAAATGCAAAAATGCAACATACTGAAGGTCCTTATAAGGGCCAAACTGAGATATATTTTGATCTCGGATTACCTGCATTAAACGGTTTAGGTTACAACGAAGAAAAGAAAGAATTTGTAGAAATCAACACATGTCCAGGTGCAGGTGAATGTAAAACATTCTGTTATGCACTTAAAGGCGGATATGTACAATGGGAAAATGTAGCAATTAGTCAAACAAGACGTTTAAACTACTTGTACAACGATCCAGTAGGCTTCTTTGAGCAATTAAACACAGAGATTGATATAGAAGCAAACAAATTATTAAAGTCAAAACAAGGTGAAACAGTTGTTATGGGTCTGCGTTGGCATGATGCTGGAGATTTCTTCTCAGAAGATTACTTGGAAGCGGCATATAAAGTAGCAATGATGCACCCTGATGTTAGATTCTATGCTTATACTAAAATGGCTTCAGTATCAAACGATTTACAAAATAGACCAGATAACTTTATCATTAACTTCTCAGCAGGCGCATCTAAAGGACAAGAAAGAAAAATTGACTTCGGTACAACTAAGTCTGCTATGGTTGTCAAAAAAGAAATGTTCAACGATCTTCTTAAAAAAGACGGAAACAAATTAGCCAAAGATGCTGATGGTGCATGGCAGTTCAAAGATGATCAATCATTTGAAACTTTTAAAGAAAGACTAATGCTTAAATATCCAGGAATCAAACCTGACACATTGATTACATACAAAGAATTAATGCAAAAACCATTACCTGGTGCTTTTGGTCAACGAAATATGGTTACTCCAAAATGGAATGTCATAGTAATGTCAGGGGAAGGAGATGCGGCGGCTAATAGACCAGACGTGCTAGGCTCTTACTTACTAGAACATTAATTATGAGTGGCCCTATTCATTTCACTCCGGGAAATCAACAACCTAGAGTTAGCAGAGAAGAATGGATTGAACTGCAACAACAATGTTCATTGCTTACTGATGTTTGTAGTGAAATGGCAAGACGTTGGAGACTAGCAGGCGAACCCCTCAACAAAACATACCCCAATTGGCCACAAGTAGGCACCCCAGATCCATATGGTGGTTCCTTTGAATGGACAGCAGAAAATCTATGTAAAAGTGATATCTTAACACAGAATCCACTAAAGTTTGAAGACTACATTTTTCCTAATGGTTCGGCTGAAACATTGATATGGACTTCTTATAGATATGGAATAGGCCTTGATAATGTTCATGTAGAGCCTGCAACATTTATTACTAAGGTGAGAGGAAAACCACACAAAGCATACGTTGCATTTAGAGGAACTCAGACTAAAGCAAACGGCGGAATTGACTTGCAATATGAACAAGTACCTAATCCAATGGATGTACTCGGCGGTACTGTAATGAAAGGTTTTGAAAAATACTTTGCAGGATGCGGAATTAAAGCAGACGGCAGTAGACCTGCAGATAGGTCTGATATAACAGTGCCAGGTAAAACATTGTATGAATCTTTAAAAGAAATATCATACAAACATGGTGGACCTGTAAAAGAATTAATCATAACTGGACACAGCATGGGTTCGACTACAGCACAATTAACAGGTGCATTAGCATGTAAAGAAGGTTGGTTTGAAAAGGTTATAGTATCTTGTAGTGCTAGTCCAAGATTTGGCACTGCTGGATTTAAGACTTGGTATGATCAGTTAAGAAGTGAAAAACCTCATCACATGCTTAATGATTATACATGGAGATTTACAAACAAAAGTGATTTTGTTCCTAAAGTACCAGCCGCCCCGTATACTGAAATGGGTATTGAAAATTGGTTTGAAGAAAAGAATGGTGCTGAACACAATCCTTGTTGTACATACTCATATGCAATTAATAATCCTGATCGCACACACAATCCAGATATCAGTGATTGTGAATTCCCAACTCCTGCTATACCACCCGAGCCGCTTAGTTAGTCTTCATATAGATGAGGCTTTTGACTTATACGAAAGTTAATACGTTCTAAGACAATTTCATCATCTTTATCTGATGACTTCCAATCTCCGTACCATTCTTTATCAAACCCATCAAACGCTTTGACACGAGTTCTATCTGGAGAATAACCTCGTCTTTCCATTTCGTCTGCAAGTTTGTTAAATCGTTTTATGAGAAACTTTAATTTGTCATAAAAGAACGTCACGTGTCCTTTGTTTAATGTAAAGTCTTTTGGAATACCATTATGAATGTCTTCTGCTGTTCTTGCTTCTATACTTCTACGTAGTGCCGCAGGTATCATTGTTATCTCTCTGAGTTCTGCTACTAGATGCATACGTTTAAGATTTTTTGGATCTAAATCAGAATTGATTCTAGTCATGTTTACACCTTAAGAATACTATTTGATGGCGCTTCTATTACTAATGCAAATGCTTCTACGATTTCTTTGTCTGTTGCTTTATCTGTGATTCTCATAATTGAAAAATGCTTTGGATTGTGCATCATGCAATATTCGATCACACAGTCTTCTGCCGCTCGTTTAGAGACACTATAAGGTGCCTCGCAATGTTCTGCACTATCTACTGATGCAAGTATAAAGTTTTTTGTTTTTATTTTAGATAAGCAATTCATTGTGCCGTTAATATTAGTGATATAATATTGTATTGGCATTTGTGTACTTTCTTCAACATCAACTTTAGCCGCTAAATGTACTACTGCATCATACTCTTCATCAAAGTCTTTAGGTAAAGGTTGATTAATATCAAATGGTAGATATTGATATAGATGATCTAAATTAGACTCGTTAGGGTTAGTATGATGATCAGGGAATTTAGTATCTAACACCCATACATCATGTTCTTTATCTTGTAGGTGTTTAGTTAAGAGAGTTCCTAGATAACCAGAACCTCCTGTAATTAATACTTTGCTCATAGTTTAATTGCTAATATTGTCAGTATTGCTATTAATAGAACATTCGTCATAAAGATGCCTATTGCTAAAATTGTGTGATACCATATCCATCTTGTCTTGTATGCGTTTTCAATCGTTAGTTCTGCAGGATCTACATCATCCTTCATCATGTCAATAACGACTGTTTCTTTTTTAATCTCAATTGGTTCTGGTTTTTTCCAAAACGGTGTGTCATACCACGCCATCAATGTACCTCTTTCCTAGTTATTAATTAGCATTATATATGGAAAAGGACTTGAAGTCAAGTCCTTTAGTTACCAAATACTTTAAACTTAGACGATTGATTCTTTGTCTTTTGTAGTCCAAACTAGTTTTACGCCTCTGCGTTCTAACTCTTTTATAGCCTTTGATCTACGTTTTTTATTTGGGTTATCTTTGTTTATTTCTTCAAATAATTCTTCTTTAGAAATATTTTTAATATAGTAATGAGTTGTAGTTACTATTTTAGTACCTCTTTGAAGTACGCTTTGTGATGGTTTGAATTTAGTTGGCATATTACTTCCCCTGACCTCTATATAGAGACATAGAACGTTTCTTGCCTTTATTCATTGTAGACATGCCGATTTTTACTCTGCGTCCTCTACCACCAACACCTGTTGACGAACATTTTTTACCTGAACCGTTAATTAACGATTTGTTTACTTTTCTTCTACTTGCTTTTGCCATTATTCCTTTTAGTTAATATATTAAATTTCGACTGTAGTAGTCGGCTCCTCTATTTGAAGTAGTCCTTGACTGTTATGTCCAATCATACTATCACTACTTCCAATAAATTCTTCTCGTTTGCCGTCCCAATTCTTGAGGGCATCTTTAATACTTGCTTCTGCTAACACACTACAATGTAACTTAATAGGGGGTAATTCTAATGCTGTTGCTATGTCTCTGTCTTTGATCAGTTGTGCTTCTTCTACAGTCTTGCCCATTAGCATTTCAACAAACATCGTTGAACTTGCTATTGCACTACCACAACCATAAGTTTTGAATTTGACATCAACGATCTTTTCGTTTTTGTCTAGTTTGAGTTGCAGTTTCATTACGTCACCACATGCTGGTGCACCTGTCATGCCAGTTGCTACGTCTGCATCATTTGGATCGAATCTTCCTACTGCGTGTTTTTCGGGATTTTTTAAAACGTCCTCGAATCGTTGTACTACTTTGTCTGAATATGCCATGTTACTTAATAATGTTTGCGAATTGTTTCTATCTTTTCCTCTGCGTCTGCTATTGCTTGAATCTGAAGTTCTACTGCTTGTACGACATCTGGATGCTCACCGATACCTGCAGGATTTTCAATATAGACTTGAATGTTGGCTTTTGCCATTGCGATTTCGCCTTCAAGTTTTTTAATTAATGCTTCTAATAGATAATTCATAGTGTTTTAATTTCCTTTCTACAGTATTTATCACGTAGGTCGTTGAGTTGTATATAATTAATGATTCTCATTTGCCTATTGCATTTCCATATATGTGTACATGTACTCTGCTTGTGTAATAGTACCCTCGTCTGATTGCTTCATCTGCAATACTTGCTTCAGTTTGTACTAAGCCTTCATACGTTCCACCTACTCCCATAATCCATACAGGATAGTTGCAACCTGCTTCTCTGAACAGTTTAGTGTTTTCTTCTACTTCACGCCAACTCTCATCTGTACCATTGACTACATACTTTAGTTGACCTACTGGACTTACTTCTGCATATCTACCTATTACGTCAGGCTTGATTGCTTTCTTAGATTGCTCACCAGCAGTTGCCCACAGTTTAGGACTTAGTGACCAGTACCATTCTTTGTTTTCTTTGCTAGTGTATTCTTTTTCTATCCATTCAGCAAATTCATCTGTGATAGGTCTAGTACCATTTGTTTCTACAGTAACATACTGAGGTTTATTGTGTCTTCGTTTAAATTCTTCTATGACTTCGATCATGCCAGGCTGTGTGCCTTTGATCATCGGCTCGCCACCAGTAAACACCATGTGTGATGCTTGTCCTGTTGCTGGATGTATGAACTTACCATGAGGGAGAAGTGCTGTCAGTTCGTCTACTGCTTCTGTTACAGTCTTATCTGTGATAAGATGCTTGTACTTCTTACTCCATGTATAACTACTATCACAGCCTTTGTCGAATACAGGGAGATCAAACACACTATCTATGTTTGTGATATCGATAGTTTCATAAGGGAGTTCATATGTATCAGGATTAGTCGGATCTTTCTGACCAAAGCCGTTACACTGTAGATTACATAAAAAGAAACGCATCCACAATGAAGGAATGCCTACGTATTGACCTTCACCTTGTGCTGAAAAAAATGTTTCACTATACTTTAGTGTCATCTACGTCCTCAATAGGGTTATCATAATAGTCATGTGTTCCTGCTCTGTATCTTGCTTTCTTTTCTGATACCATTACTGAACTTTCCAATGCTACATAGCCTGCAAATAGTAATATTACGAAGGCAATAATACTGTTCAATATTTCGTAAATCATGTCCATATTATATCACCTATTGACGGTAAAGTCAACACTAATCTAACCACCAACTTTCCCAGGGGAAATCTAACCAGATATCTGGAGTTTCTAGTTTGTTAATTGTTTCGTATGTATAATCTACATCCTTAAACGAACTAGATTCATTATCAACAATAGTAGAAAACTTAACTGTTTCATGCCATACAGTTCCCCAAGACTGCTCATTTGGAAAGCAACCTGCTTCCCAATCTTTTTTGAGCCAATTGAGAGTTGCACCTGAATCGTTAATATCTTCAACGATAAGAATTTTCTTACGTTTTGATACGTCCCAACGGCTTTTTGTTATTTCCATCTCTTCTGTAGATAATGCACCAAATGCATCAACTGACATCCAACAATTACTTTCTGGACCTTGTTGAACATTATCACGTAATGATATGTCTAAAGAATGCATTGGAACTTTTAGATAGTGAGAGATCATTACTGCTGGTAACAATCCACCTCTTGTTATTCCTACTACATAATCAGGTCTAAAGTTGTCTAAGTGCATCTGTCTTAGAATCTCTTGTACTGCGTTTTTTACTTCGCCGATACTAATTCGTTTGTTCATTTGCTTCCTTTATAACACCGTTAGTCCAATTCTCAGCACAGTCCTCTGCATAATGCTTTGACTTGCCAGGTAGATACCTTTCTTCTTTCAGTACCCCGTCTTCCCACATTTCTACTAGATAGACGTTTGCTATTTTTACTTTTGATTCTCTATTCATTTAAAATAACCACTGTAATATTAATACAATCACAATCCCTTTGCTAAAAGCAATCCATTGCATATGATAACTAGAAAGATTGAACTTCCATTGAATCTCATCTGTCATGCCTTCATGCCACGCAAAAAAACGTGTTCCCCATTCTTTTAGTTTTTGCATAATTTTCTCCTTACGTTAATTCTTCTTTAGTTCTTGGTCCTGCTTCTATTCTATATCCACCGAACGCATCACTATTGATATAATCTTTTACAACTTGCTTACTGATATCTCCATAATTCATTATATCATTTTCATATGGAATTTCAACTTGAATGGTCATCCTGATAGTATCAGGTGCAACTGGATGTGGACTAGGTGCTCCCATTATCCTACTAGTTTTTTAAGTATCTTTTGACATTTTTTAAAGTTATGTTCTTCAAAAGATTCTTTATCGCCTAGACCAGTATCAAATTCTGACCCATGTCTCCAATTACCAAATGCAATAGAAATGCAACGTTGACGTTCTGTTTCATCTTTTTCAAATGAATAATCAGCAATCAGTTGAAAAATCTTTTCTGCTTCTTCCTTGTTCTTTTTCTTACATGCTTTTAACACATCGTCAAACGTTAACTTATCAAGTTTAGAACTTGGTACTTTTTTTGCAACAGTTTTTTTAACTGTTTTCTTAATTGGCTTTTTTGTTATTTTTTTATCTGCCATGTTATTCTCCTATTATAATATGCTACTATAATATTTATTAATTTAATAGTAAGGCTATTAATATTAAAAAGAAGGTGACGCCTATTACTATTACTGAAAATTTAAATACACCTTCTAGTATCTCTGGAAAGAACTTGATAACAAGATATGCAACAGTAAAAAAGCCTATAACTTCTAACATTATAAACCTAAAATACCTATTGCAGATGATAGACCTGCATTATGCAGTTCAATATAATCATCCATGTCTGTTAAAATTCTTTGTGTGTCTTCTATACCTTGATCATTCATTTGCTCTACAAGCCTCTCTCTCGCAATCTGAGGGTGCTTTTTTAAGATAGTCTCAAACACATCTGCTTTATTTGAACTCTGACATATGTGTACAACTCTATCTCTTGGTAAAGTTGCAAATGACATTGTTTGTCCTACAGCCATACTAAAACCTCGGTCTGTTGTTATTGTTCATTACGTATATAACTACTAACAATAAAACTGCAAGTAATGTTGTAGTTAAATCCATTATGCTCTCTCATATATTGCTGAGTTAGCATCGTGTTCAAATACTTCTACACTCTTAACTCTTACTGTAGGGTTAAGTGCTTTCTTTTGAAACTTTGATCGTTCAATGATGATAGTCATTTGCTTAAATACTTCTTCTGCAAACTTCTCTGAGCCTACGTTGTCAAACACTTTAACTTTTGCTAGTCCACGTTTCTCTAATGCTCTTAACTGTCCTATCTCAGGATCATCTTTTGATACAACAATAGTATGATCAAAGTGATCTTCTAACCAGTCTTTGAGTTCTTTCAAACCACCGAAGTCCATAACCCAGTTACGTTCATCAAGTGAATCACACTCAAACACTAGTTTGAATCCTAGTGAATAACCATGCAACAAAGAACAATGCGAATGCTTTGCACGCCATTGTCTAAAACAACATGAGAAACCTCTATCGTTTCCATATGTTTTAGTAGACAAATATTTGCCTTTACCGAAATCTATTGCTGGTGCTTTTTTCACTTTTTTCTTTCCCCAATTAAATATACTCATTTTTCTCCTTCTGCTACTCGTTTTCTCAATGATGAAGAACTAAAACTATGATCTCTACCATTATAAATTACTTTGATGTCTCTGTCTTCACATATGTCTTTGCCAGAAAACTCTTTGTTTTCATATTCGATGCCGATGATTCTTACGTCAAGTGGCAATACTAACAGTAAGTCTAATAAGTCTTGCTCAGTTTGATAGATAACAATCTCGTCTACATACCTAGTTGCCGCTAATTG